TCTTGATTTACTAAGTAAAACGTAATAAAGTAGGAGATTAAGGTAAAATTATGGCAATTTCAAGAATGCAAGAACCCCAACAAATACGTTCAGGATTAGGTTCCTTACAGGATCCTAGACAAGGTTACTTTTTAGGTAAGCTTGTTAAGAAAGCTGTCCGTGGTGTAAAGAAAATTGTTAAAAGTCCACTAGGTAAAGCTGCTATATTAGGTGGCTTAGGTATGTATGGTATGGGAGCGGGTCCTTTCTCAGGAATGAGAGGTGCAGGTTTTCTTAAAGGTCTTATAGGAAGTAAAGTGGTGCCTCCTTCAATGGGATTTAAAAAACCTAGTTTTCTTGGTAATCTATTTGGTGGTATGACTACCGGTCAAAAAATATTTACAGGTTTAGGTGCAGCGGCAGTTGCAACACCATTCCTACAAAAAGCATTTAAGATGGGTCCTTACGAAGAAATAGAAGAGGAAGTTGACGAGTCTTATATTCCTCCAGGAATGGCACTAGCAATGGCAAGAGCCCAAGATCCTTATATGACTTTTTTACCTAATCAACAATATGTTCAATCAAATTTTTACCAACCTGCAGCTAATGGTGGTAGAATAGGTTATGCTAATGGTGAAATGGTAGAAGCTTCTATGACCGAAGATATACAATTACCGCCTGAAGCAGAAAAATTTTTAAGACAAGAGTATCAAAAATACGTAGCACAAGGTGGTGACTTATCGTATCCAGAATTTAAAATGATGGTTCTACAACAAGCGTCCGGGGAACAAGGACCAGAACAAGAAGATGTAATGACTACCGAAGCAGAAACAATACAAACAGAACCGCAAATGCCTATGATGATGGCTGAAGGTGGATTAATGAACCTTGGTGGTATGGAAAAAGATTATAGAGCTGAAGGTGGATTTGTACCAATTGGTAAACAAGAAAAAGCAGATGATGTACCTGCAAGATTAAGCGTAAATGAGTTTGTATTTACTGCAGATGCTGTTAGAAATGCAGGTGGCGGAGATATAGATAAAGGCGCTGAGGTTATGGAAAATTTAATGGAACATTTAGAAGCTGGTGGTAAAGTATCAGAAGAATCACAAGGCGCACAAGCTATGTATGATAACATGAAACAATTAGAAACAAGGGTAGTATAATGGCAACACCAGATTTTTTACAAGATTACGCAAAAGATTACGCAGCACAAGCAAAAGGTGCCTACAGTGTACCGATAGATACAACTAAGTTTACTGGAAGACAATTTGTTGCTGGTGAAGATCCATTGCAAACACGAGCCATTACTATAGCTGAACAAGGTGTGGGAGCATACAAACCATTTTTAGCAGATGCACAAACTGCACAACAACAAGCAGCTGGAACTATCGGTGCACTAAGTGGATTAACAGGAGCGTCAGCTTACCAACCTTTTATGTCGCCGTATCAACAACAAGTTATTGATACTACACTTGCAGAGTTTGATAGATCAAGAATAGGAGACAGACAAAGTATTCAAGATGCAGCTGTAGGCACAGGTAATTTTGGTGGTGGTAGAGAAGGTGCAATGTTAGGTGA